TATTTATATGAAGGTACTGTTAGAGATATTTTATATTTAGATTTCGTTATTAAAGGATATAATATAGAATTTGTATATGAATAAAAATAAGCAACATTATGACTGAACATTCCGATGAATTTATTTTAACTAGCGAAATAGTTAATAATATAGAAGAACGAGAAAATTTAGGTAAACTTCTTAAACGTCATGAAAAAATTTGGTTTTCAAATGTTAGAGGTGTAAGAAAGCCATATTTAACATTTGCTATGACAGATCATGAATTTGAAGAATATATAAAATGTAAAATTAATATACATTATTTTGCTGAAAATTATTGTCAGATTAAAAGAGAAGATGGTTCAATTGGACCAATGAAACTACGCGATTATCAAAAAGATATTATTGACCTATATACAAAAAATCCTAGAAGTATATTAATGGCAAGTAGGCAAACTGGTAAGTGTTTGATATTCAATACTTTAGCATCATTTATTTCTGACAATGGTAAATTAATAAAAATTCCTATTGGTCAATTGTACTATAGTTATTTAAATGAAGAAAGAAAATTAAAAATACTAGAAAAAATTAAAATCTTTTTATATAAAATGATATTTAAATTAGAAAATAATTAATGTTTTTGCCTTTTTGGCTTAATGCTAATTTATATAATAATAAAAGATTATGGAAGAAAATTTAATAACGTGCAAAATTTGCGGATTTAAATCTAATAGAATTTATGGTCAACATTTAAAATCTCATGGAATGACATCTGATGACTATAAAAAACTGTATCCAGGTGAGCCATTATATTCTCAATCTGACGCTAAAAATATGGTCAAAGAAGAAGTAAAAGAAATGCCGAAAAATTGATTAAAGAATTAAATGTTAAAGGCAATTAAAATAAGATTATATCCAACTCATGACCAAGCAACCTACATAAATAAATTGCTTGGTACATCTAGGTTTGTTTATAAACCAATCAAACAAGAAATCTACAAGCTTTGGAGAAACTGGTAAATTTTCATTATTTCACGGAACTATTAAATAATTGTTTAGAATTTTTGAAATTAAATATTTAAATCTATGATAAAAGTAAATCACATACCGTCAACTAATAGAACTTATATAAATTATATTAATGAACATAAAACAGATAGATTAGATAAGTTTTTGAAAATTTATACTTTTGAAAGGTTTAATAGTGAGAAAATAATATTAGAATCATTTGATAGACTATATAAAAATACAGAATTTAAAATAGAAACTAAAGAATTTGATAAAAGATATACAAATTATATTAATAACATAGGATATCAAATAAAATTTAATACTGACTCTGATAATAAATATAGAATTGATTTAATACCAATAAAAAATTACAATGTAGATATTAATTCTGATTTTGTTTGGAGTATATCTTTTACATTGGATAAATATGAAGTAGGTGATGTGAGATATGAAGAATTAACAAATTTAAATGAAGAAAAAGAAGTTTTAATTCGTATTGGTGATATATTAAATAGGTTAGATATAAGTAAAAATTTTGTTATTGGTAATACTGATATGGAGAAAAAATTAAGGTTATATAAAAATATTCTAATATTTGTTTTTCCTGATTATAATATTCAAATGAATTATTGTGAAGGTTTTATAAATAATAAAGGATTGTATATTTGGAAATAAAATATTATTTTAATTAAAATTTTTATATATAGGTAAAATAATTATTGAAATAAATTAGGAAAATTAAATATTTAATATTATATTTACAATTTAAATTTTCACAAAAAAAGATAAAATTATGAAAAAACTAAAATTTGTTAAATTGTTTGAGAACTTTCTTGAAAGTAAGTATGAATTAATTGGTGATAATATAGATGAAGTACTGGATGCTGTTAACGCATTAAAATTTCACTATGGTAAAGATTATGTAATAGTGGAAGATGAGAGTGGTCATGAATCAGGAAATAAAGTTAGTGTTTATATAACATTTTCTCCAGATATTAAATTGCGTTCTGGCGGAAAAATTCCATTTTCTAATATTGTAAGAGAAATGAACTATATATTAGAAGAAGAAATGAAGAAACCGAGATTGTATAAAATAGATAGTTAGATAGTTATAGAAGTAGAAATAAGCAAAATAACAGAAGTTCCAACAGTAACCCTTGTTTTACAAACAACGACAACAGAACCAACAACAACAGAGACAATAGTTTAAATTGTAAATTTGTTATTTGAAAAATATGGTTTATTAATAATTTTTTTAAGATTATGAAAAGCCAACTCAACTGAGTTGGCTTTTTTTATATATACATAAAAAAAGAATTAATAAACCATATTTTTTTAATTATGATTAAAGAAAAAGAAATAGAAATTAAAATATCAAGTAGAAATTTAAAGTTCTATAATAATTTAAGATATAAATGTAATGTTAATGATAATATTTTAGTTAAAGTTAAAGATTTACCAAGTCAATCACATATAAAGATAACTGCAATTTGTGATAATTGTGGTGAGGAAAATTATATTTCAATTCAAAAATATAATAAAAATTTTAATAATTATAATTTTTATACTTGTAAAAGATGTAGTCATATTAAAATAAAAAAGACTAATAATGAAAAATATGGTGTAAATTATCCTTTACAAAATGTAAATATTTATAATAAATTAATCTCAACTAATATTGAAAAATATGGTGTGAAGAATGTATTTCAATCAAATAAAATTAAAGATAAAATTAAATCAACAAATAATGAAAAATATGGTGTTGATTATCCCCAGCAAAATATTAATATTTTACAAAAATCAAACAATACAAATAATATAAGGTATGGATTTTCAAGACCTGTTAAAAGTTTATTAATACAAGATAAATGTAAACGTACAAAATATAATAAATATGGTAATGAATTTTTTAATAATATTGAAAAAATTAAATCTACAATTTTAGATCGTTATAATGTTGATAATATTTCTAAAATATTAAATCATAAAGAAAAAATTCAAGAGCATCATATTAATAAAATGCTAATAAAGTATAAATTTATAAATAAAATTGATTATAATAAATCATTATATTATTGTGATTGTGAAAAGGGTCACGAATATAAGATTGATATTAGATTATTTCATAATAGATTATCTCATAGTATTAATACTTGTACAATATGCTATCCAGAAAATTCTATATCATCTATAAAAGAAAACGAAGTGTATGAATTTATAAAGAATAATTATAATGATGAAATAATTCGAAATGATAGAAAAACACTTAACGGTATAGAATTAGATATTTATATTCCAAAATTAAATTTAGCATTTGAATACAACGGACTATATTGGCATAGTAATATTTATAAAGATGATTTTTATCATATTAATAAAATGCTTTTATGTAAAGATAAAGGAATTCAGATTGTACACATTTGGGAAGATTTGTGGATATATCAAAAAGAATTTATTAAAGATAAAATCTTAAAATTGTTAAAAAATATTATTTTATTTTTTGAAAATGAAATTGAAGTTGAAACATTTTTAATAAATAATAAGATACTTGAAAAATATCAAATAATCGAACATACTAATATAAATAAATGGAATATTAAAGGTAATAAAAGAATAGAATTTAATGAAAATTTAAAGTTGCCATATATTTGTGATTGTGGTACTATAAAATTAAAAAAGCACGTTTAATAATGTTTAAAAAAATTATAAAAAATATAATTTATTTCTTAATACAACTAATAGAAAAATGGGAGTTTCGAAATTTTAATCCAAATGAAGATGATATATTAAAGAAATTTGTTAATACTTTATTTTTAAAAGATGATGTATTAGTAGAGACAGATTATGGTTTTGTTCCAGTAAAAGAAATAAATATAACACAACCATTTCAAGTATATAAATTAGAATTAGAAAATGATTTAATATTAGAATGTGCAGATACTCATATTTTATATTGTAATGATCATGAACCAAAGATGTTAATTGACATGTCAAATAAAGATTATGTTATTACAAAATATGGCTTAAGTAAGGTTAAATCAATTACTAAGTTAAAGAATAAATTAAGTATGTTTGATTTATCTATTGATACTCCTGAAATGAGTTATTATACAAATGGTATATTATCACATAATACCGTTTCCGCATCAATAGTAATGTTACATTTTGTATTATTTAATGATGATAAGGCAGTTATGATTGTTGCAAACAAAGGAAAGACTGTTAAAGAAATTATTAGAAAGATTAAAGATATTTATAAATTATTACCATTTTTTCTTAAAAAAGGTGTTACAAACTGGAACGAAACTCAGATTTCATTTGAAAATAATTCACGAATACAAACAGAAAACAGAACAAAAGATCCTTCAATCGGCTTTACAATAGACCTTTTATATCTTGACGAATTTGCCCATATACCAGATAATTTTATTAGGGATTATTATGGGGCAATTGTTCCTGTTGTTTCTGCTGTTGAAAATTCTAGAATAATAATAACTTCAACACCAAATGGTTATAATATGTTTTGGGAGTTATTAACAGCTGCTGAATTACCAGATGATGATCCCATGAAAAACCCATATACTGCTATGCGGGTATATTGGAATCAAGTAGAGGGTAGAGAAGATACTAAAATTAAGATGCTTGATTTTAAATTGAAAAAATATGGTCTCTCTAAATCTACTGTGTTAAGAGAAATTAGAGAAAAATATGGTATAACAACATATAAAAAACATGTAGGCGATGATATTTTAGATTGTGTTAAATATAATGTAAATGACGAAAAAACGTACATTGATAATGTAAGAAAAATACGTATAAATGGTATACCATTACCAGAAATAGCATCAGTTTCTAATTGGCAAGAGGAAGAATCCAAGCTTTTAGGTTCGCCTGATAAGTTTGACCAAGAATATGGATTACATTTTGTTACTGGTGATAAGTTATTATTTAATAAAGAAACAATAGATTTAATTAAGAGTAAACAACTCCCATTTGATTATATTAATATACCAATATTTAGCACAAAGATAAATATTCCATATGATTCATTAAAATTTGTTAGAAATTTAGATCTTTTTAATTTAGCTAAAGCAAAAGATTATTACATACTTATTTCTGTTGACTTATCTGAAGGATTAGGCAAAGATTATTCTGTTATAAATATATTTAGATTAGTTCTAAGAGATAAAGAAGAAATAGAAAAATATGGTTATGATAATTTATATGAACTTTTTAAATTAGAACAAATAGGATTATATAGAAATAATGTTTATTCTATCAGGGAAGTTGCGCATATATTTTATTTAGTTGCATTTGAATTATTTGATCCTGAGAAAGTTAAAACTGTTCTTGAATATAATACATATGGTGCAGAATTTTTAACACATTTACCAAATGTATTTGATGGAAATAATGATTATTCAAATTCTATATTTTTGAGATATAAACATAATAGGGAAGATATAGTAGGAAAAATAGGATTGAAACTTAATAAGGATAAACAACTTATAATAGATAAAGAGTTTCAGCAATCTGTTAGAAATAGAAGAATGATATTACATAGTGATATTAATATTAATGAAATTTCTACATTTAGTAAGCATGTTACTATGTCAGGTACAGTTAGTTATAGAGCTGAAAGTGGTAACGATGATGTGGTTATGACTACCATAAATTTATCAACTTGCTTTGATAATGTTGGTTATAAAAATTTAGTAGACATTTATGTTAATAATAGTTTACAGGGCGATGTTTTAAGGTATGTTGAAAGTATAACAAATAGAACAAATAATACTGATGGATTGATTGGTGCATACAGTAGGGTATATAAGAAAAGACCTGAACTTTATAATAATAGATATCCAAGATGATTTATAAAAACTTAAAATATTTTTTTATCTATAAAATATAAAAATAATCTTTTATGGCAACATCATCTTATAAATTTTCAATGTCTTTACAGCAACTTAATTTTTTTCTAGATAAAATTCATGATTTATTGAGTATTGATGATGAGATTTTAATTAAAATAAATAAAGATAAGATATTGTTATATTCATTAGTGGGAGAAAAAATGAGTGTAAATGCTTTTAAATCCTTTATTTATAATACAAATGAAATATTTACCTTTAAAGATTTGATAGAAAATGAAATAAGATTTATTATAACTAATGGCTCTAAATTTGAGAATACATTAAAAAATTTTATAGATTTTAATGAAAGTCTCAATTGTGAATTTTTTATGAATGATGATATATATGCAGATAATTTTAAAATTAGAAATTCTAAATTAAAATTAAGTATTAATGGTGGTGATATACGCAGTATGAATACATCAATAGATATTGAAAAAATTAATAATACTTTAAATAAAGATAATATAGATTTTAAATTTGTTTTAGATAAAAATTCTTATGCAAAAATTAAAAAAATCGCATCTATTGATAATGAGAATGATATTTTAATATTAAGTATTATAGACAAGAATCTAACAATAGGTGAAACTAATAATTGGGATTTGAAAATTTGTGAAATCGAACATGATGACTTATCAATAACTTTTCCTAAAAAATATTTTAAATCCATAACATTTACAGAAGATGAAAATAATGTTTATGTTTTTGATACATTTTTATTAATTGATAATCAAAATACAAATTTATTAATAGCCCTGGAATTAAGCGTTTAAAAAATTAATAGAAAATGAGAATAAAACACTTTGGCGAGATGATGAAAAAGAGTTTTGGATAAATAATAAACCATATAGAATAAAAATTATAAACTCAGATTAAATATTATTATCCGAAAATTAAATATATCTGATATTCCTGAAATTTTATTATTATTTTTGTTTTATTAAATAGATTATTAACTTTAAAACAAAAATTATGAATTGAGTTGAAAAAATTGAAGAAAAAGCTTAAAAAATGAGATTAAATAAAAAAAGGAGTCAATGACTCCTTTTTTATTTTATCAAAAAATTATTGAGCGTAACCGGACTTCTGTTTTATTATATCATTTGTCTTGTGTCCTCGACCTTGTCTTTTCACGTTGCTCACCCGCTATACTTTTTTCTTTCAGTAAGACTAGTTTGAGTTTATTCCTCAGCAGTGCAAACGATTAAAATCTCCTGCTTTAAGCAAAGAATGTCCGAGTTTCCTCACCTTGATGCGTTATTGCATTTAGTGTGATATATCCTCTGATAATTTATATAAATGTAATAACTTTTCTTTATAAAAAAAATTTTGCTTAAAGCAATATATCAACTAAAAATTAAAAATATGACTTTAATATATTTATATATAATAAAAAAATATTAAAAATGATATGCAAATTATGTAATAAAGAATTTAAAAATATTCAAGCATTAAATTCACATATTGGTTGGCATAATAAGCCAAATAGGAAATCAAACTTTATAGATTATAATAAAAAATTAAAAAACGGAGAATTAGTTAAGGATAATTTAAATCAATTTATTAAAGCTAAAAGATTGGGATTAGAAAAGAAAGTGTCAGAAGATACTAAGAAAAAGATTAGTAAAAAAACATCAGAAAGAATGATTGAATATTGGAAATCTGATGAAAATAGAAAAAGGCAAAGTAAATGCATGAAAAAAGCGGTGATAAATAATCCAGATTCATATAGTTTAAAAAATATAAGTGGTAGAGTTAAATCGTACGATTATATAGATAGTTTTAATAATAAAATTAAATTAAAAGGTAAGTGGGAATTAAAAGTTGCAGTATTTTTAACAGAAAAAGGTATTAAATGGACCAATAAAATAAAACCATCAATTTATTTTTGGAATAATAGTTGGCATCTATATTTTCCAGATTTTTATTTACCAGAAAAAGACATTTATTTAGAAATAAAAGGTTATGAAAGAGAAAGAGATATTGAAAAGTGGAAATATTTTAAGTATAAATTATTAAAAATAAAAAAGAAGGAAATTTATAATTTAGAAGAATGGTATAATAATTTATTATAATAAATTATTAATTAAAAAAGTACCCAGAGCGGGACTTGAACCCGCACGACCTACTGGTCAATAGATTTTAAGTCTATCTTGTCTACCATTCCAACACCTGGGCTTTTCAACGAACTATACAAATATACATATATTTTTTGATATTGTTGACATTTTTTTTGGAAAATTTTTAATTTTTTTCAATATATTTTAATGGTACATTATCAGTTAGCCACACGCCGTTTTCACTTAAATAAAATTTAAATCCATCAGAGTACATAGCGGCAGAATTTATTTTTAAAATAATAGGTTCTTCTCTTTTAGAGTGTCTTTTACCAACTGTATAAGCAGTATTTTTATCATCAGTTAAATGAACATGAAGTCTTTTCATTTTGCTTATTTCACCGCTTTTTTTAATTTTTTCAAAATTTTCAACGGTAGTACCTTGATAAAGAATTCTTGGTGGCCTTACCTTTTTTAATTCCACATCAACCTTTATAGTATGGCCTTGAGACGCACGAATTTTAGTTTTGTTTTCATTATAAGCTAATCTCTTTTTATCATTATTATCAACAATATAATCTAATTCTTCTTGTGTTATATTAATTTTATTTAAAAGTGATAAAACATCAACATAACCGTGCTTGTCTATCAATAAATCTTCAGGATTATGCCTTAATAGATAAGTAATTTTTTTCCCTATTTGGATATAATTTATCATGATTTTTTTTCAATTAATGCAAATAAAAATATAAGTGTAATAAAAATAATTAATCCAACTATTGATATTAAAACTGCTTTCCAAAAACCTAATAAAAACCATATTAATGGAAATAAAAGCATTGAGCCTAGTGAAATTGTTATTGAAGTTAAAAACAAATAACCTACAATAATAATTAAAAGTGTATAAAATATAATTTTAATACTATTTTTCATAATTGATAATTTTTATTTTTTCAATTTCTTGTATTTTTTTAAATCTTTGCTCTCTGATAGGATCTTCTTCTTTAATCTTTTTCATACAAGCTGATTCACTATAATAACCGTTAGAAGTGCCATACCATCTTATAGTAACATATCCTTTTATCGTTGCAAATTTATAAAATGTCCAAGTAGCTGATTCACTAGTATTAGTATCATTTTGGGTTACTTCTTCTGCTTGAAGTAATGGATAACCAATCAAATCGTCTAAATCACCATTAATATCTTCAATCCAAACACTTTCACAACAATCTTGTGAATGATATTGTTTATAAATAGCACCATTAGATAAATGAAAAAGAATGCGATCCCCAGGAATATCAGGATCAGCCACGAACGGCGCTTCTTCCATCTCAATTTTGATAATTGTTTTACCAAATAATTCATCTATCATTCTATAGAAATTTAATTTTTAGCCCCATTTTCTGCATTTCCAATAGAGCTTCTGCATTCCCGAGGGCGTCGTTTATAGGATTATGGTCATGATTAGTTTTTCTTAAGTGCTTCCATCTTGCTTGTGCGTCCATTTTCATACCACAATATAAATCTCCGATTCTACGGCTTGACCATCCAAATGGATTATTTCCATAAAATTTCCAAAAATAATAATTTATCCAGCTACTATCATAACCGTTGTTATCAGAAATTAAAATTGGATTTCCGACAGAATTTATTTTTAACCATTCAGCAAATTCACTCATTACTTTAACTGGATCATCAAATTTTTCATGTTCTTCTCTTGAAAATCCACTTACAGCAAGTGCATCTGGTACCCATATTTTTGATATAGGCTTAGTTTGACCATAAAAAGTTTTAGATAGTGATGGTTCTACAACTACAGCACCAAAACAAACCATTGAATGATCACCGATTATTGGGCCATCGCTTTCAACATCTATTACGATATAAGACATAGTATTTAATTTTATACAAATATAATAAAAAATTTTAATAAAAAAAAAGAGGAATTTTAATTCCTCTTTCTTAATGGGCTATTACTTTTTAGTAGCTTCAACAGAGGCTTGTCTATAAGGTGTAATTAATTTTTTAATTTCACCTAAAGCTTTTCTTACATCAGCTTCGGCTGATTTATTTCCTTTTTCAACAAATTTAGCGTGTCTTTCTTCAACAACTCTAAATTGTTCTTCGATTTTTGCATAAAGTTCTTCTAACATATTTATTTAATTTATTTTTTAATCAATTCAAAGATTGATTTTTAACTTTATTGTTTATATTATGAACATAATAATAAGTTTAATTTTTTTGTTGTTTTTTGTGTTTTTTTGATATTTTTTGTGATTTATGTATTTTAATATATACAAAAAAAATATATTTATGAAAAATTATAAAGAAATTAAATTTGTTGATGATGAACTTGACTGTTTAAATCAACAATTAGAAGAATTGTTAGGTAAATCTGAAAAAATATTGGGTTATAAATCTTACGATATAGATGATGTTGTTAATAATTTATATCATCAAAAAAATAATCTTGCTACATCATTAGCTAATGATATATTAGATAATAGAGAAGAGTTTGCTTCAATTTCTGAAAAATATTTAGATAACGATACTGAAGATAATCCATTTAATAATTTAAAAGATGAAGATGAAGATTAATTATATCTATAACATCAGGTTTAAACTGATATTAATAAGAATAATGAACTGGAGTTAAAGGATAGAGTTTGGTGCTGTCCTGAGTGTGGTGAAGTTCATGACAGAGACCTAAATGCAGCAATTAATATCAGAAATGAAGGAGAAAGAATTAAAATAGGGTTGAGTTCACCCGAATTAACGCACCAGGAGATTAAGCCACTAGGCCATCGTGGAACGGTGAAAGAAAATGTGAAAATCAAGAAATTTCATTAAATTTCATTATTTCACGGAACTATTTCTTTTAATTTAATTTCTCTTAAATATTTTATTAATAGTTTAGATTCTTTTAATTTTTCAGATGATATATGCTTTGCACATTCGAACTTAGGTTTACAATAATTATTAAACCCAAGTAATTTGCAACTATCATATTTATCATAATGGTCGAAGCTATAAGATTTGTTGGGACAATTTTCTTTAATAAATTCTAAACAATTATCAGTATCTCTTTTAGTTTCATATTCATTTTTAGCGTCTTCTAAACTTTTCTTATAAACTATCTCTTCTCTACAATTTTCAATTATTATACCTTTTTCTAAGTCTTTTAAAATATAACCATAGCCATTTTTATCAATAACTTCAAATTCGTGACCCGGAGATATAATAAAATAAGGTTTATTAATTTCTTTAATTGAAATTACTATATCACCAATTTCTATTTTTTTACGACTTAATGGTATAATCATATTAGTTTAATTCTTTTTCGAGTCTAATTAGTTTTTTAATAAATTTAAATTGTTATAATCACCTTCTAATTCTATATAGAGTATTTTCATTAACCATGAACTTTTTCTTTGTTCTAATGTAATTGTCCTAATATTATTTTCAAAACAAAATTTTCGTACTTCGTTTTCAATGAGATTTATATTTGAAGTTCCACTCTCAACATAAGTTTTTAACTTATATTTTTTAGTATCAAAAGAACCACAGTAAACACTATTCATTTTTTAGAAATTTTAAAATTATTTTAATTAACAAATATAAATATTAATTCTCTAATAAAAAAACTTTTTTAAAAATTTAAAATAAATATGAACATGAAAATTGATAAAATTAAATTAGATAAAAATAATAGAATGTTAAGAATTGGCTTTGGAAAACATGAAGGAAAATATTTTTTTAGAATTGACTTGTGGAGAATTGGTTATAGAATTAGTTAAATTTTCTTAATTTTAATTTCCTAATTTCAGATTTTGAAGGATAATAGTCCAAAGTCTTAAAATATTTCTTGGGTAATATCATATTAATAATTCCAAATATTGGAAGTATAAATAAAAACCAAAAAGAAAAATAATAAACCAATAATATAACAAGCTCAAATATGCTTATTAAAATTAAATTTATGAATAATATGCAAATATTCTTTCATTTTGTAAATTTAAAGATTTTTTTTAATAATAAAAAAATTTATGAGGAAAATATTGGTGCATCCGGTGGTATTCGAAACCACGTCGCCCTGATTAAGAGTCAGGAGCATAAGCCACTCTGCCACAGATGCATATAAATAATGTGCCTGACTTTACAGGATCTTCAACTTCTAAGGTTTAAGGCTTTTTTGGCTCAATGATATGTTATTTACACTACACATTATTTTTTTGTAACTAAAATTGCTAAAGTTAGTTACAGAGCGGAGAAAAAGAGATTCGAACTCTTGCATCATGTTATTGATCTATACGCTTTCCAAGCGCACCCCTTAAACCACTTGGGTATTTCTCCTTTTTTTATATGGTGGTATTCCACCATAATTTCTTATCCATTTTTTTATACAATTTCCTGTGACACCATATTTTCTACCTAATTTTTCATATGACGTAGTTTCTATTTCAACTAATAGAGTATCAAGAGATGGTCTATTTTTATTTTTTCTTCTACTTATTTTCTCGCAACTATCACACAAACTTGATTTTAAGGTTATTTTTTTCCCACATTTACAATTTTTATTTTTGAAATTCTCTCGTTTTCTTTCTAAAGAGTTTTCATAATTTTCTTTCATTTTATTTTTTAATTTGGTTTTTAAATTAATATAAAAAACATAACCTTTATCTTTCACATCAGAATCTATGTTATATAAATTTTTAATATCATTTAAAAATTCAAAACTACCTGAACTAATGAAAGTACCCCAACCATCACCATCAAAATAACCCATTAAAAAAGATAAATTTAATTCATCATTTTCAAAAATAGGTAACCTTATATTTTTGCTTTTTTTATTTACACAACCTTGCTTTATTAAAAAAGATACAAATTTTTTAGATGTTATTCTTAATTGTACAGACTTATAACCTTTTTTATGATTTCGATTTTTTATTTTATTATTATTTGCTCCAGTAATTAAACAAAACTTCTCTAAAACAATTTTATCACTATCTTTTAAATCAATACTCAATCTATTATTTAGCACATATCCATCTGCATATAGAAAACCAAGCCAATATGATTTATCCTTTGAATTAATATTTTCGAAAAAATTAAAATCTAAATTTGGGTGAGCTTGTTTTATTGTTTTTAATTTTTCTAAATTTATATTATATTTTTTACATTTTTTCGAGATTGTATTTCTAGTATGACCTAATATCTTACCTATTTGTGTGAAATTATGTCCTTCATTTATCAATTCTTGTATTTTCTCTTTCATATTTTTTTATACTTATATATAAAAAACGAACTTGGTTTTTTATCATTTAACCTTTAGTGTAGTGGAGGTCCCTGGTTACGCTCCAGACTCTCATGCTCTTCAGGCACACGCTTTCACTAGATTAGCTTGACCTCCTTAAAAAAATTGGGGTGTTAGGTCGGTTTCGATCCGACTACCTCCTGAGTCACAGTCAGGCGCTCTCCCAATTGAGCTACAAACACCATATTAGGTGTCTAATGGAATTCGAATCCACATCTACAAGAGCCACAATCTTGCGCTTTCGGCTGTAAAGCCTTAACCAATTAAGCTATAGACACAGCGGAAAGCATCGGGGTCGAACCGATTGCGGGATTAACCGCACACTTCGCTTAGCAGGCGAGCCCTATCACCGTCAAGGTATACTTTCCAAATTGCGGAGACAGAGCGAGTTGAACGCTCACATCAAAATTGACTTCACTACTTTCGAGGTAGCATACCACGCCAATGGGTGTCTCCAAAAACAGAATACTTTTTTATAACAAATTTCAGGTTGTTTTTTTATTGCTGTTAGTATTCTTTGGCGGAAGAGAGAGGTGTCGATCCCCATACGCGAACGTACCGCTTGTTTTCAAGACAAGGTTGCCTGCCGAGACAATTTCTCTTCCAATTTATTGATAATCAATTACTTGCACATCGGGAGAGATTCGAACTCCCACACCAATCAAGGCACAATTTTGGAGATTGCTTAGCTTACCAATGCATACCGATGTATATTTTAGCGTACCTGGAAAGATTTGAACTCTCAATCTTCGGGTTTGGAAGCCGACATGTTGCTCTTGTTACACCACAGATACATATTTTAAGGAACAAATTGCAACACTTCCTGTTGGTTTGGCAGGGTAGATACGCTACTCTCTCAATTTGTTCCATTTGTGCGGAATATCGGAATCGAACCGACCTACTCCTGGACTTCACTCAGGCGCTTGAACACATACTCAGCTACTTCCGCATATTAGTGACCCCGCCCAGATTCGGACTGGGATATGTACATTAAAAGTGTACGATGGTGCCAATTACATCACGAGGTCTTACCTAAATTAAAGTCTTTTTGACTTTTTAACCATTTTTTAACAGCGTTACCTGTTACTCCATATTTTCTTCCAACAGCTTCTAAACTGGTTTCTTTAACCATTTTTATTAATTCTTCTATTTCTGGTCTATTTTCAACTTTTCTTTTTTGGTTTAATTTTGTGCAACTATTACACATTTTACTTGATTTCAATATTTGCTTTCCACATTTACAATAATTTGTTTTTTGTGTTTTTGATTTTATTTCAATTGATGCACATTCTCTACACATTTTACTTGTTTTCCATATTTGTTTTCCACATTTACAGAAATTTAATTTTTCTTTTTTAATGTGCGGTATTATTATAAGATCGTTTATATAGCTAATTAAATTTTTTATATATTCTTCTTTTTCTTTTCTATTGAGTCTTTGATAATCACTCCATTTTATTCTTATTATTTCCCAATAGTTATTTTTTAAATATTCGGTTTTTCTTTTATCAGATTCTATAACTTTTGGATCTAAATAATGTTGATCACCATCAACTTCAATAGCAATTCCTTTATTAACAATAGCGAAATCTATTTGGTATAAGCCAACTTGATAATATCTTTCATATTCAAATTTACCATCAAATATATCATTAAAATAATTTTCAGGATAACTTGGACCTTTACTATAATGATTTAATAGATATGGAACTTTTTCAGGATGTTCTTGTAAATATTTTTTTCTTGCTTCTGAAATTTTATTTCTTGTTTCATTTGAAAGTCTTTTTGGGTTTTCTTTATTATGTATTTTTAAAGATTCTGATATACTTCTAGTTTTAAATTTCTTATTTTTAACCGCTTTATTTAAAATGTTATTATTTATATTAAATTTTTCAATAACACTATCCCACATATTACCACTGTCATAAAATTTTTGAACTTCATTCCAATCAATTTCATCATAATGTAATTTATTTTCACTAAAATTTTTTATTTTTCTAATTTTACCTCTAATGGAGTATATACTTCTATTTAATAGTAATGAAATATCTTCATATTTTTTATCTATATTATTTTTTAACATATCAATTTCTTCTTTTGACCATTCTTTTTTCATAACAATTTTTTATTATTATATATAAAAAAACTTAAAGCCCCTTTCTAATTAAAATGAAATATTTTTATAAATAATTAAAAATAAAGTGACCCCGGTGGGACTCGAACCCACGTCTCGGATTTAATTCTCGCTCCGCATTAAAAGTGCGGTCCATATCCAGCTCTGGCACGGAGTCTTCCTAATATAAATCTTTTTGATTTATAAAAATTGTGTTGTTATGGCTGTTTGTATTATTCAACCCAACGTTGATTGAAAATTTCCATTTTACATACTTTGAATCAACACTTCTTTTTAAGGAAGCAACACAATATTTTTAAATGTTGGTATGGACTGTTGTTGGTCCCCTACTCGGGCGATCTTTCCATTCTACCATACTTAGTTACATAAGTAACGCAGTATTTCTTATTCAGAAACAACATTATTTTTATTCACTAATATTTTCCCAACATGTCAAAGAACTTTAAAACAAAAAAAGTCCGAACTTTTTATGGTTCGGACTTTTTTTAACTTCTTCTAATTAATAATTTATTTATGAAGTAAGCATTATAGTAGCCGAACCTTGGTTTTGTGACCAAAATTTAAAGGACTTACTATGTTTACTCATTGTTCTCATTGTTTAAAATTTTAATTTGTTTTTTATTATACTACAAAGATAAATAAAAGTTTTAAATAAAAAAATAATAATGTATATATTTTATAAAAAAAGTCGTTTTTTTCTAATTTTAATTTTAATAGAGTGTGCTTCACATCTGGCATGGAAAACTAAGTTTTCCGAATGATGGCTATACACCAGTCTTCCTCTCAACTGAATAATACAAAAAATTCAAAGTGTGTTGTTACACCAAAAGAACATTGATAGCATTGATTTTTGTCTTAGCATCTATCAATATGCAACAGCATTTAGTCTGTCCGGCTATTGCTTTACCTGGGGGGCCTTGTATTAGGTCTGTGTGTCCGATTCACACGTAAAGCACTAAACAAAATCCGACCGATATGAAACAAGAGATTTTAATGAATTGAGTAATTTACCTAATTTTGCTTCAGCAGGTGTTTTAATACCATTTTTAATATCAGCAATTCCAGATAGTATTTTTTTCTCTGTCAGTTTTAATATTTTTTCGTTAGGATTCATTTGTTTCTTTTTTAGATTTAAATATTTCTTTCCAAGCCCAGGCTATTAGTAATATTACTACTGCGATTTTTACTATTGTTTTCAAAGATTCTTTCATACTTATTAAAATGTTAATTCGACACCAGCGTTTTCATCTAAAAATTCACTTTCTTTGATTTTAAGAGTGATATGATATTTGAGATCATTTAAATTAGAAATAGACATATTATTTAGCATCATCAAGATTTTTTCAAATTCGTTACTTTTTTCTTTTTCTTGATAAGATGCAAATTTATTATCAAAAAGATCACGAATATAAGTTTCTTGATTTTGAATATTATTTTCTTTATAAAGAATAGTATTACTCATATCAATAGCAACATTACCTTTCATCATGATAGAGTTATAGCCAGTTTTAAAAACTAAGAATTTGTTATTTTGACGACAAAGATTTCTATAGTTTTTGATAGATTCGTAATCATTTTTCATATCTTCAGCGTATATACTACCATCGAAAAATCTTACATCAATAATAGTTCTATTATTATCTACGCAGATAATTAAAATACTATTTGATTTATCCCAAATATTGGAACTAAAAAAATCAGTTTCTGAACTTATAAAAGCACTGATATTTGTATCTCCGCATGTTCTCATCTGACCTTTTTTGGTGAAGTTAACTTTAACTTCTTTAACTTCAAATAATCCTTTGAAATCCATTCCTTTTTCATTTTTAGGTAGTTCCCTATCAATTAGAAAAGCAACAAGATTTTCTGCAAAACCTGATTGTTTAATATTAAGTTTCTTTTGTTTGAAAATTCTATAAGCGATATCAAGATTAATACCTTTGAGTACTTGTAATTTTTCTATGATTCCGTTTTCAATTTTCATATTTCTTTGTTTTTTGATATAACAAAGATAGTAATTTTTATTGAAAATAAAAAATAAATAAAAAATATTTTATTATTCGAGGATAATAGAATTGGATATTATTTCTATTTTTTGCTGATCTTCTTTAGAAAGTTTCCAACGGTTGTTTATTAATTTATAAACCATATCATTAAAAATATCATCTTGAGTATTATTATTTCTATAATTTGATTTGCTCATATTTGGTTGAATATAGTTATTATCTTCTAACCATTCGATTACTCTATTTATTTCGTTTACAGAGCAAGCCTCAAGAAAATCATCATAATCTACATTTACTTCTACATCTGTATAAAAATTCATTTGAGCCATAATTATTTTTTTTTAATTTTTAGAACATTTTTTAGAATTTGTTTGGCTCTTGTGAAACCGAATTTGTGTAAAGATAGGGACTGTTTTCCGACTTTCCAAATTTTAACTGATTTATTTATTGAAACTTGCTATTTATCACGATTCGAATGCCCCGCAAAGTGAGCGGCCATGACTTTGAGGAAGGTCATTCCGGAAACGAATTCATTTTGCCGTGGAGGGGGTGGGGTTGGAATGTATATCTTTGTGGGCTGAAAAACATGGATAAAATTAATGAATGCACCGGGTACCCTGAACGGTGGAAATGCAGCCGGTTTCCGCTATTTTGACATCCTGATGGCTTTGTTTGTAGCCGTTTTATTGATTTCAAATATCGCCTCCACCAAGATCGTGACCTTGTGGAAGTTCACCTTTGACGGGGGATAGATTTTGACACATTTTTCTTCTTTTAATTATGAGGTCTGTAATTTCTTTTTCAAAATCAGGATTAACTTCTTTTGCTAAAGGTAAAATATATTTTTCAGTTTGGTCAAGGTAATCGTTTATTTTTTGATTTGTATGTGTATCAAGATGTAAGTCTGTTAAATTTTGAATTCTATCAGCACATTTAAGAATTTTAGCGCGGGTAGAGGCTGTTTGTAATCTTTCTAAGTAATGAATTTTAGTTTCATCTTTCATTCTTGTTACTTCAAGAACAACATTAACAACATCATTACCATCTAGATCTATAAATCTTATTTCGTCAGCGTTTTGATTATCAATATCCTCTAAAATATCATGCATTAATGCTGCTTTAAGTAGTACGTGGTCGTCAAAGTATTTATAATCGAAAAGTATTCCGAGTGTGGCAAAGGAGTGTCTGAATTGGTTTCCACCTGTTAGTCTTTGAACTCCTATAAGGACTGTTGCTTTTAGCATATAGGGAGCTAAAACAAGATTTTTGAGTGATGTTAATTGGTCCATAATTATATTATTTTAAAAGGTTGTCATTTCAATTTTAGTAAAATTTTAACACTATCTACTGTAAATTTGTATCGTTTTCCAGTATTGTCTTCAGCGATAATTGGAAATTTAGGTGATCGAACATTAATTTCCGTAATCGTGAAATTAATACCCTTATTTGTAAATTTTTTACCAATAATGTCTTCAGGTAAATTTAATGATTGATAAACCCAAGTATCATATTTTTTAACAGTACCTAACATTTCAATTTTGAGCTTCATTATAAAATTATTAGTGTCTAATGATCCACCATGAGGTGATATTTTAACGCCATATTTTTTGGCAATTTTTTCAAGTGCTAATACAGATTCTTCTTGAATTTTTTTTGCTAAATTTTTATCGAACGACATAATATTAATTTTTAATTGTTTAAAAAATTATTTAATTTACTTTTTCTATTTTCTTGAAGTTTTAAGCTTTCATATTTTTCCTTATTATTAATAAATATTGCTGAAACATAAGGCATTGAAACACCATCCCTTAAGAAGGTACTAGTTTTTATTACATAATCATTTTGTTCTTCCATTTTATTAAAGTATTCAGGTAATTCTACTATTTTTTTATAAGTACCCCAGTAAGGAGGTGTATACCATTTATAATTTTTATTATTGAAATTTTTTTTTTGATTTATTTGGCTCTACTTCGTATTTAACTTTGATTTCATCGAGTTTTTTATTATCAAAAAATATTATAGTTGTACAAGTACAAATATAGCCTTTTCTGGAATAATTTTTTGGTTTCATATTATCTAACTTATTCCTACAAATATAGTTAATTTTTATTAAAATAAAAAATTAATCAATAAAAATTTTTCCTTTATTTGGAAAATTATAATTTTTTATTACCTGATCAAATACTTGATCAACAGTAGGGTGGCACAAATATAATTTAGGATCAGGATCAATATCTTGATTTATTGTTTCAGGTCTTTCTAAACAAAATGGAACTGGAGCCATAATATTATGCCTATTATTATGAGCCACATTATATTTCATGTTTGATGCACAAAATATATTGCAAGTACCTAAAATATATGAATATTTATAAGTTTGTTTTCCTTTTCTATATGGTGCTCTAAATCTTGGATCAATCGAACTTCCTAGTTGAATTATGTGTATATCTGTTGTACCAGCTAAATGTAATATACCAGAGTCCATCGTTATAACCTTTGAAGCTTTATTTAGAACATGCCAAGTTTGATGTATATTTATTTTATTTATTAGATTTAATCCTAATTTAATTTTTAAATCATATAAAGGTTTTTGAATTAGATATGTACCCATTTCACTTGAATCTTTACCTATCATTACAATAGGTATACCTATATTGTTTAATCTATTTATTAGGTCTTGCCATCTTTCCTTTTCCCAACTTCTTGATGGCCAAGTTTTTGAAGGATGTATAACTATATATTCGTTTGGTAGTCCTTTAATTTCTTCGTATTCATCAGGATAAAATTCTAAATCCATTTCTTCTGGAAGAAGCTGAAACCCTGAACTTAATGCATGTAATTGTCGTATATCTGTTCTTGTGTGTGTAAATTTGTCGGGTCTAAAACTTTCTATTAATATATCATCTTCATTTGCGTTATAATCATCTGTTAATATTATATATGGATAATTTTTTAATAAATCTGGGTTATACGTGAACACATGAATTTTTTGTTGATATATTTCACTTAATTTTTTTATAGTTGGTATTGAGCATAATATATCGCCTAATCCATGAGAACCTATCAGAACTAATATTTTAGACATGAATTTATTTTTTTAAAAATTCTGCAACTTTTTCAAATTTATTAGCATCTTCTGGTTTAATAATAAATTCGTCAAAAGCACCGTAACAGCTTTTATAACCTAGAATATATTTTATACCATAAAATAATCTTTTCCAGAAAGAATGTTTGGCTAAATGTATGTGAATATATACAGTTTTGTCTATTATATTTTCATTTTCATCTTTATCTTCATCGTATAAAAATATAAGTTGATGATCAGTTGAATGACATTGACATATTAATAAATCTGGTTCCATATTATTATTTTTTATATTATATATTATTATAATGTAAAAAGTTTTAAAAACAAGATATATTTTATTTCATATATTTAGAATATGGAATTAAAAGTTGGAGATAAAGTTAAAGATATATATTCAAATATGGAATTAAAAATTGGCGATAAAGTTAAAATTATTTTTATTGAGGATCATATTTTTGAAATTATTGGTTTCAAATTGTCATTTATTAACCTAAAAGATTCCACGATGCTATATAAATTAAAAATTAATTATCCTATTGTTGTTGATGGTTTAGATTTTGATAATCAGACTATATGGATGAATGAATCTAATTTAATTTTTATTTCTAATAAAGAAATAAGAAAATTGAAGTTACAAAAATTGGTATTATAGTAATCCTATTATCTTTTCACCTGCTCTTATACAAGAAACTACATCACTTTGACAATATGTTTTAATTTTATCTAAATCTTTATTAATCCAAAATTGATTATGAACATCTTTACCCATCATTATATCTTTTGGACTTTCAATGTTTAAAAGATATAACATTTCATCTAATGATACATTTTCTAAAGTTCCATAATTTTTCCAAACTTCTGCTAAGTCTAAAATATTCATCTCCCAAGGTTTAACATTGAAGTTTTTGAATAAATTAGGAATATTTAAGCCGTATTCTAAGAATTTCCTATTTAACCATGGAATATCAAATCCTTTAATATAAAATCCTGATAATCCAAGTGATGTTTTAGATGAAAATTTTTCAAATATTTGTTGAACTTTAATTATAATATTTTTTTCATCAAAATCACAAATAGAATTTAGAACAATTTCATCATTTTTAATGATACCCATAGATACACAAACTACTCTACCAAATTCTGGCATTAACGGTGATTTATCAAGATATACGTCGTTTGGATTTATTTTCCAATCCTTAAACTGATCGCTTTTTCTTTCAACTTTTCTAATAAATAAATCATATCCCCTAATATCATTATATTTTAGAGTTTCTAAATCTGGATATTTACCAGCAGTTTCTATATCAAAATAAATATAATCTTTATAATTCATAAAAATTTATAGATTGCTTTTATTTTTTAGTTTTAATATTTATTATATAAACTTTATTTTTTAAAGGATATATAATTTTATAAATTTATAGATAGTGGAAGAATTAGATAAAGATTATATTAAATCTAAAATTCAGGATGTTTTAAAAATAGCACATTCTGATCCAAGAAAATTTAAAATTAGGGAATATCCTGAAAGATTAGCTTTTAGTTGCCCAATATGTGGCGATTCACAAAAATCACCAGGTCAGAAACTTAGAGGAAATTTATATTACAAAAACGCTCAATTTATTTGTTTTAATGAATCCGGATGCTCACGTTCTTTTTTAAAATTATTAAAAACTTTTAATATTGAAATTGATTTACAGAAAAAAATGGATCTATATAATTATATAGATACTCATACTGTTTATAAAAAGGAAGATAATTTTGTTATTCAAAAACTTGATAGATTAATAGATATAGATTTTATGACAGAATATTTTAATAATAATCCTTCTACACAATTCTCTAAATTTTCACCTATTAAAGTCAATTCTGCTGTATATCAACATTTAAAATTTGATAGATTAATAAATAATTTTGAAAATTTATATGAGGCTGAATATTCAATTACACCAAAATGGAAAGAAAAAGTAATAGTAATTTTAAATAAATCAGGTAAAAAAGTATTAGGATTACAGATTCGTAACTTGAAGCCTGGTGATAAAAGAATGTTTAAGACTTTTAATTTTGAAAAGTTACATAATATGTTACATCCAGATGATCCTTTAGATGAAATTGAATCTGTTTCATATAATAAAATATCAAATTTTTATAACATATTAAATGTAGATTGGGATAAGCCAGTTACTATATTTGAAGGTTATTTGGATAGTATATTTATGACTGGTAATAATTCAATAGGTGCAATAGGAATAAATTCAATAGATGATATGTCTTTTTTAATGGGAGATTCGGATATAGATTTACAATTTTTCTTTGATCAAGATAATGTAGGAATTCGTAAATCCATCACTATGTTAGAAAAGGGGTATAAAGTTTTCTTATGGCAAAAATTAATTGAAGATTTATTAAAAAATAAAAATGATAAATATCAGGCGAAAAATTATTTATTAAAAATTAAAGATTTAAATAGATTAGCACAAGAGGTGAAAGATAGTGATAAATTTAATAAGATAGATTTACGTAATTATTTCTCAAAAGATATATTTGATAAACTTTATCTCGATTTTACATTATATCCTAAAAACAAGAAATAAAAATGAGTAGCACATTTGATAATATTAATTATTACGATTCAGTAACTAATTTACCTGATTATCTTCCACAAACTTCTATTTCAGGAGATATTTATAATATCACTAGTTATAATACTGGTTTAGTTTGGAATTTAGTAGATACTATTGGATATGATTTTGATCTTAAATCTCTTATATTAAATTATGATAAAGAAGAAATTTTAGATAATATTGATATTAAAGAAATAGAACAATACCTAAGAAAGAAAAAAATGAATAAACTAAAAGAATTGGAAACATAAAAAGAATTTCTAAGTCAATGGAAAATATTACTAATAAATTTAAAGTTGGAGATTTAGTTATATCAAAAAGACCTAGTATCATTTATCCTTATGATATAGACTTAACTTCAAATGTTTATTATGAAGTTACAGGAGTTAGATATAATATATTCGGAAATCAATTAATATCCATTGACATGTTATCAACTAATGGGAAAAATTTTTCAATAACACCATCATCAACAACTACACATACAACTACTATAGGTTTTTATAATGCGGAAGAATTCATAACTTTGAAAGAATTTAGAATACAAAAATTAAATAATTTAAATAAACAAAAATATGATTAAAGTTTATATTGCAAGTGCATATAGAACAGGTGATAGTGCACTAAACGTAAGACGACAGATGGACGTCGCAAATAAGTTGATTAATGATGGTTTTAATCCATTTATACCTTTACTTTATCATTTTCAGCATATGGTTCATCCAAGATCACATCAAGAATGGTTAGATATTGATTTAGAGTGGGTCAAAATTTGTGATTGCATTTTAAGAATAAAAGGACCTTCTGAAGGTGCAGATAAAGAAGTTGAAGTAGCTATTGATTCTGGAATACCAGTTTTTTATGTAAAATATGATAATGATCTTATTGATAGTATGAATGTTGATAACGTAATTGATGAAATTAAAGATCATTTTAATGAATGGTAAAAACTTAGTAAAAAATGCAAGTTGGTGATATTATTATTTGTAAAGAAGATTTTGATGTATTTGACATGCATAGATTTTTTTATTATAAAGGTGCAAAATATCAATTAGGTGCAAAATATCAATTAGGTCTTCCTATGAAGGCTGCGGATCAGGGGTAATATGAATAATTCATGGCATATAGTAAGAATAGATGAACATAATAGACCTTCAAAAAATTTAAGTGATAATGGTTGGTTTTCAGAAGAAGAATTATATAAATTTTTTGATTGTATTACATATTTAAGATTTAAAAAATTAAAAAAAATAAACGAAAATAGCAATTTATGAAACAAAAAGAAGCTGAGAATAGAATTAATCATATGATTAAATCATCTAATGTTAGGTTAGTAGGTGATAATGTTGAAATAGGCGTTTATGATACTAGAGTAGCTTTGAAAATGGCTAGAGAAATGGAACTTGATTTAGTCGAAATTTCCATAAATAATGGACAACCTATTTGTAAAATTATTGATTATCAGAAGTTTCTTTATGATAAGAAAAAGAAAGAAAAAGAGATAAAGAAAAAACAAAAGCAAAATCAAATTGAGACCAAAGAGATTAGGCTAGGTCCTAACATTGATGATCACGATTTTAATTTTAAATTAAATCATGCTAAAAATTTTTTATCTGATAATAATAGAGTATTTCTTTCTTTAATGTTTAGGGGTAGAGAAATAAATTATAAAGAACAAGGTGAAATTATTCTTTTGAAATTTGCAGATGAATTAAAAGGATTAGGAGTTGCCGAATATTTACCTAAATTAGAGGGTAAAAAAATGCATATGACAATTAAGCCTATTAAAAAATAATTTTATAAACAAATTGTAATTTTTTTTGTTCATAATTTTTTTATTTTAAATTTTGTTGTTATATTTACATTGTAAATAAATTAATTAGTCATGAAAGCAAAAGTAATTTTAAATTATGATGATTTTAAAACACTTATTAGTGGTGGAATCGTTAAAAAAGACGGAGTTAATATTATATTATCCGACATTGGTTATGATAATATGATTAATGCAATCTTAATGGAGTATCGAAAAAGTAATAATATATCAGAAGACGAAAATCCAGGTATTTAGTATGAAGATTGGTGATTATGTAATTCTTATACAAGATATTGATATGCATAATAAAGTGTATAAGAAGGGTCATATATTTAAAATTTATAATGAAAGTGATAGAGGTTGGGATTTAATAGATAGAAATGGTGATAAAATTGATGAAACAAGATTTTGTTCTGATAGATATGAATTATATGATATTAAAAAATCTAGAAAAGAAAAATTGAAAAAAATAAATGGAAAGTATTAATAAATTAGAAGAATTATTTGAAAAATATAATTTCGATTATATTTTCATTAATCCTAATGATATTATAAAGCTCGATTTTTTATATATTCCTGAAGAAATATTTACAGATTTTAAATCTTTACCTAATTATTTGGGCGCAATTAAAATAAATAATGTAAACATAGAAGTTTATTGGGATAAAAAAATCACACCTGGAGATGTGATTTTTAAATATAAAAATATTAAAAAAGAGAGAAGTGCTAAATTATCTAACATAATTCATGATAGTATTGACTAATACTTTCATTTCATCTTCATTTCTTGCTAATTTTGTGATATGAGGAAATGTCCATAAAGAAAAATCAGAAAATTTCCAATCAGTATCCGTCATCCAAACAAATATAGGTTTATTTAAGAAAGATTGCATTTGTAATTCCCCGAAAGTGCCAGCTGCGGCTGCTGTATTTAATCCTAATAATATAAAATCCGAAATCCTAACTAAATGTTCATCATCAACCTCAATTGATCTTGACATAGTTCTTCTGATATCTGTCATAGTTGGTTCATATTCTTCAGGCTCAGTTTCATGTGTAAAGGTTTTATAAGTTTTAGTACCTTGTAAAAAAGATGGATCTTTTGTTCTATCAACTTCCTTCCTTACAGGATTTAATATTAAAGGAAAATTATATAATCTCTTTATTTTATTTGGTCTTTTTAAGAAATTTTCTAAATAAGGACCATCAACAACCCTTTTTGGTTCAGTTGTACCAAATTCTTTTAAATCAATCTCTGGAAGTCCAGTCTCTTTTCCTGGAAAATTTTCAAATTCGTTTTCAACTATAATTCTCCAACCAGCACCTACATCTTTTGATTTATCCATTCCACCTGCCAAATATATGGATTCAATTTTAAGACCTGGATAATTTTTAAAGACATTATCTAATGAATTTAGATCAAATATATCTAATTTATCATATAAATTTAGATAAAAGTCTTTTTTCCTATTGATTAAATATGTCCATATTTTATTGTCTATGGTTTTTCTGAATTTGATTTTTAGATTATTAACAAAGTTAGTTAAGAATCCTTCGTTTAAACTTTCAGATTTCATAGATAATTCTTTTAATGATTCTCTGAATCTTAAAATTTCATTTGAAGGTGTGTTTTTAAAACAATCTAGTATTGATAATAAATCATTTTCTGGATTAAAATTTTCATTTAGAAATTCTCTATAATTAGTTATAATTTTCATAATATTATTTTTAATTTTTCATATATATCTTCGTTATATTTTATTCTAATAAGACTTATATTATTTTTTATACAGTATATATTTTTAATTTTATCTCGTTTTTTTATTTCTTCTAATTTTTCTTTTCCATATATTGGAATAAAATGTTGTTCGCCGTCATATTCAATACAAGTACTTTTATTTGGTAAATAAAAATCAAATATTAATTCTTTTTTATATTTACAATTTTCAAATTTCATTTGATGTATAAAATTTAGGCTGTTTGATAATAAAAAGTTTTTTATTAGTTGTTCATTTTTACTAATATTGCATTTAGGGCATCCTTGACCTATAAGGTGCATATCTGGTCTTTGTAAAAAATCGACATGTATTTTGCAACTTATTATTACTTTTGTTTTATTATTAATATAATTAACTTTAGAATAGTTATATGTATAATTATGAATTAAATTCGATTTTTTTAAAAATAATAAAGAATATTTAGTTTGAAATGTTTTTTTAATTTTTTCATAATTTTTATCACATTTTAAGAAATTTATATTTATATAATTTTTTATTTTTTCTCTTTTTTTCTCTTTTACGAAATCTAATTTAGATGAATTTTCTTTTCCATATTTTTCTAACAATATTGACTCTAACCTTTTATTAATGCAATGTGTGCAATAATATTTATTATTATTAATACAAGATAAATATTCTCTATATGGTTTCATTTTTTCATTTCCACAATTATCACATTTAATTGGAATTTTAATATGAGAGTTTTTATTTAGGTCATTAATATTAATTTGGATATTATCTTTAACTTTACAATTATAACCTAAATTATTATAAAATTTAAAATTATTTGGAGTTATGTTTATATTTATTTTTTTAATTAGAATCATTGTTACTAAGTTTTGGTATTAATTATTATGTTTATTGTAATATTTAGAAACTGTATAATTAAACCAATTTCTTGCGATAAGATTAGATTCTATTGTATATAATAATAAAGGTTTTATTTTGTTAAGAAAATCAAAAGTTTTTTGATTTTGAAACATAACGTTTGAGAATGAATTTTTTATTAAATTTTCTTCATAGTCAAACCCCGTTTCAATTTTATCATTTATATGTTTAAGTTCATGTAATTCTTTTATATGTAAATCTTTTTCTATCATTATAAATTATATTTTTTTGTTGCGTTATAAAATTCTAATTCTTCTGGTGTTAAAATCTCTTGCCTAATAAAATCTTGTTCTAGATGCTTATCTTCTAATGGTTTAAAATTAGGTATTTCTTTTTTATAATTTTTAAGGTCGTTATAAATTTTAGAGCCAATTCTCCAATCTGAGGGAGAAATCTTTCGTGTAAAATCATCAAATTTATTTAAAAATTTATCAATTTCTTTAGAAAAATCTTCTTTATGTTTTTTAAATTCGATTGGAGTTAAAATTATTTTCATTATAAGTTATATTTTTCCGAATTAACAAGTAATTCAATTTTACTTTGTAATTTATTTAATGCTGATGGTGTTAAATAAAAAATAATTTCAATGCCTTGTAATCTTGCATCTTTATATGATTTAATATCAAATTTATTAAAATATTCAATAATATCTTTAATCTTTTCGATAAAAGTTGCTGCCTCATAATCTATTTGTCCAAATAAAAATCTGATTTCGTTTTTATAAAAAAATGAACCTAAAAATTCGTTACAATTATCTTCCAATGATAATTTGTTAACTATAAAATCATCAATTTTTATTGATGTATCTTCATATACATATTCATTTTCTTTATAATCTTCTGGAACATATGTTTCAAATATTTTAACGTGCATCATTATTCTTCAAATTGTTTTATTTTTCATTTATAAGTTATATTTTTCTGTTTCTTGAAACATTTTATATCTTTCAATAAGGTCTTTATATTTTTCTAAATCTTTTTTATTCATTTTTCTGATTATATTATAATATGGTTCTTCTACCCACCAGTCTTCTCCACGATCTCTAGCTTCTAAATCAATCATTTCAAATAGCCCAAGTTCCATATGTAGAGACATTATCATTGGTTTAGGTTTTCCTGTAAAATAATCCTTTAACATAATATATTCGCCTTCTTTATATGATGGTAATTTTTTAACTATATCACTTTCTGAAATAGTAAATTCCTCATCTTTCATATTTTTTGTTGCATTCCAAACAGTAAATTTTGTACCATTTTTATCTTTGTGTATAGAATCAATAACTACCAAACGATTTTTAAGGTTTAAGTCAGGATTTGTGACAATAAGCATGTCATCTACATTATATTTATTTAAGTTTTCAAATAATTTAAAATTAGTTATCATGCAGTTAATTTATTTTTTATCTGACCATATATAATATCCATTAAACTCATTTTCATAAGTCATTTTGCCTAATGTTGATATTACATTTAGAGTTGTATCAAATGTTATAGTTTGTTGAAATGAATATTTAACTGCTTCTTTGTCAATAAACGATAAAGGTTTAACTTTAATTCCAAATACATCAATTACATCTGGTAAGTTCGTATAAAAATCAGATAATGCAAATGTCACTAAATTCTCTCTAATATTTTCAACATCTTCTTTATCAAATATCATACATTTGAAAACTACTTTTTCGGTACCTAGAATATCACCTGACATATCATTTACTTTATAAAGATGTTTTCTTTTATCAGTTAAATCTATATATTGCTCATATGATTTATAATAATCAACAAGAAGTTTTGTATATTTCGTTCCTGCTAGTTTAATATTATAGAAAAAATCTTCTAATTTAACATTAGGAATTTCGAATTCATATAATGAAGACCATTCTGTGAATTTTGTTATATTTAATGTTTCTTTCATATTATTGGTTATTTTTAATATCTTCTTCTAAATTTTCTATTAATTCTTTTATTTCATAGTTTTTTATTTTTATTGGCTCACAAAAATCCTTTTCGTGCCCCATTTTCCATTTTATAGTTGAGTTGTTTTTATTTATTTTTATGATTAGTCTTGATGCGTCAATATCTGTTTTTAAACCTAATTCAGAATGGGCCTCTTTGTATTCAAAAGTTATAGTATAATAAACTATATCTTCAACTAATTTAATGCAACTTTTTCCATATCTATTTTTAATTTTTTTAGATAGATTTTTTAACATAATTGTTTTAGGATCTTGCAATGAGTTTATTAAACCTTCTATAAATTTGATAATGCAATATGTTGCACCAAAGCTACAGATAAATTGAATCAATTCTTGATAATTGAAATCTTCATTGTATTTTTTAATATGTTTCATTTTTGTTTGTTTATTTTTATATTCTTCATCTTTTTCTTTTGCAATAAAATCATCTAATATTTCGTTTAAGACTTGTTTCACTAGATTGTTATATTCAGATTCATCTTTAACTAAATTGACACCTTTATTTTTTATATCTTCTAAAATATCATTAAATCTTTTACTATTTCGGTAATATTTTTTTAATGCTTGTGGTTTAGCCCCTTTTTTAATATAAAAGTTTATTATAGTATATAATTCTTTAAATATATCAGATTTAGCTTGCTTTATAAAATTAGAATTTTCCATAATATGTATATATATTATTTTAAATTTCTAATTTTTATATATAGAATTAAAAAATAAATAAATGAGATTTAAGTATTTTGAACAATATTATGATGATGGTGGCAAGGAATATAATTTTGATGATCTTGAAAAAATTGATAATTCCAAAAAAGTTCATTATATACCTGTTGGTTTAGAAAGTTTTATACCTGAAATAAATAAAATCAGAAATGATTTAGATAAAATACAAGAGGAATTAGAAGAAAATGGGCCAAGAGATGAAGAGCTTCAGGATGCAATTGATTCTTTAGATTCGGTGTTAGAAAAGTGGAAAAACACACCATTAAGTATGAAAGTAAGTAAATTTAATTTATAAAAACAAATTTTAATTTTGCAGTCCAAAAAAAATTGGTAAAGATTGAGAAAGTAAAGTCTAAAGCAATATGAACAATATTTATTGGATAAAGAAATGTTTAATTTATGATAACAAAATTTAAAATATTTGAAAATATTATAAATGCTACCGCTGATGGGCTGGAACCTAAAACTTATTGGTGTGTGAGTATAAATGAACTCAAAGTTTCGTTAGATAAAATAGAGAATATTTGTGGTACTCCAGTTTCTAGTTATTATTATTCAAAGGATTTTAAAAAACACAATGTTCATCCTTATTGTTATATAGGATATAATGAAAGCTTAAGCTTATGGGAGTGGGATAAATTAATATTGGACGATGAGCGACTCGACCTATTAGTTTATTATTTTGGTGATCAGGTATTTAAAGATGATAATTATAAATTTGGTGGTTATATAAATTGTAGTGAAGAGGAAGTTCAAGATTATATAGATAATTATGAATTTATGAAAAAATATAATTTATAA